GGGCTAGAAGAGTATGACATGCCCATGCCAATCTACATCAGCAATTATTAATAAATAACACTATGAATTCAACTCACATCATTAGCCAAGACGTTTTTGACAAAATCCGTAGCCGTTTTACCAATTTAGAAATGGGAGACGAATCCGGAGAAGTTACAACAGATCCTAAAGAAGCGCGATTCTTTGATTTTGACTTTGTTGTCGAAGGCAATAATTTAGGCAGAGTAAGCATCAGTATCAACGAAACTGGTGCCCTAAAATTATTTTACAGTCAAGGAATATTAGAAGATAGCGACAATTTTATCCATCAACTATGGTATGATTTTCTCCGTGAGATGAGAATGTTTGCTAAACGTAGATTGCTACGTTTTGATACGCGAGATATTACTAAGAGCAATCTTAATAAAGATGATTTCCAATATCTTGCTAACCCCGGATCCAAGGACAATAATATGAATATGAATGAATCTGCAAAGTTTGAAGGCGGTAAGATGACTAGTCGTAGAGTACTAGAAAAAGCAGTTCTTATTGCAAAACATAATACACCTATCAGCGATGAAAGTCGCGGAGCACGTAGCCGCAAAAATAATATTAAAGCATTGTACATTGAAAATGCCGAAGGCGAACGTTACAAGTTTCCATTCATTTACATTGCAGGCGCAAAGGCTATGCAACGTCATGTGGCCAACGGAGGCCGCCCTTACGATGAACTCGGTCAACACATTGTTAAAATGTGCGAGAATATTGCTCAACTAACAGCATTTAAGCGTCACATTAATAGTGACGGTATGAATCAAGAAGTTAATGAAATTGTTGAAAAGTCTAATGCAAAATTAATTGCCTTAAGACGTCAGATGGAAAGTATTTGCGGACAAACAGGATATGAAAATTGGACAAGTGGCGCAGGCGAATTAGGATCAGTCAGTAACGACGGACTAGAATTAGATCAAGCCACCATGGAAAATTATAAATCTAAGTTTACAGTTAATAGCTTTAAAGAAGACCTTGCTCAATATTTTCCACTAATTCACAGTATCATGCAAGAAGCAGGTACAGTTGATCTTGAAGATTATGTCAGTGAAGATGACAATACTGAATATTGTGATGATTGTGACCGTCCTGTAGAAAAATGTGCGTGTGATGATACTAAAGAAAGTATCAATTTTGAAACTTTTGAAAACTGGGCAGACAGAATTGCTGAAGGTTTGTTAGGTATGGATCAACTAGGCGAGTTAGATGATCTATTAAAACAAGGCTTAACTTTAGATACTGATGGCGAAAGTGCAATTCAAGCGTTACAAGGTATCGGAATACATAATGATGATTTAGAAGATGCACTAAGAGGTTTAGCCAAGGCAAATCCGGGTGCTGATCCAAAAGATACCATATTGGCATGGTTGGCAAAAGATGATCCGGAAGCTGCCAAGGAATTAGGATATCAAAGTGATGAGCCGGAAGCAGGTGTAGAAGAACCAGAAGTAGATGCGGAAGAACCAGCTCCAGAGGTAGGTGCAGAAAAACTACCGGCAGGAGAAAATGCAGTTGACGGCGACGATGACAACCAAGAAATAAAGAAAAGTGTAACTCCTAAAGAAGTCGCTGAAATGGTTTTTAGTATGTTTAATAGAAATCATAAAGAGCAAGGTCTTGGCCCGTTCCCTAAAGGTGAAGAAGGCGTAATTACACACGTAACAAAGGAACTCGGAGAAGCGGCAGGAAAAATGGCTGAAACATTAGTCAATTATCTTTCTCCCGGGCACAAAAAAAATGAAGGTAAGATAGGTGCGGCATTGGGCGGTATTGCTGGAGCCGTAGCAACTAAAACACCAGCAGGCGCATTGGCAGGTGCCGATATTGGAAGCGATATCCAGGATAAACTAAAAGAAGCTGTGGAAGATCGCACAAGTTACCAAGTGGCCCGTTTTATGTTTGATAAGGGTGTAAGATATAATGTAGCAAACGAAAAGCAGATCATTAATAAAATGGATGACGCAATGATTGCTATGAAGATGCCTGCAAAAACAATTCAATATCTATTAAAACACGATCAAGATTTTGTCGGTGATGTATTAGGAGAGTTGCAACATATGGAACAGGCAGTTGACGAAATTGCAATGGCTGAAGTTATGAAATTAGCTGGGCTTAAAGTCGAAGAAAGTCCAAATAAAAGCGATATTCCGGCGCACCTACGCAAAGCAAAAGGCGGAGATGATTGGAAAGTATCAACTAAAGACTTAGAAGATGAAAAAACCAAAAGTCCTACTAGTTCTGCAGGATTAGAGCGCAGGAAAAAAGAACTGGGAATGAAAGAAGATATCGGTGTTATTTTAAAACTTGCAGGAATGGCAAAATAAACCTATTTCAGCAACCAATTAGATTGCAATGATAAATAGATGTGTGTATACTTAACCGTATGCACACATTTTTCTTTTTAGTCAGTCGGCTTTAAAGAAATGGCATAATATAAAACATTTATTAAGGAAAAACATTATGGCAACTTTAGCAGAAATTCGCGCAAAACTTCAACAATCATCTCAACAAAACGGCGGTGGCGCAACCGGCGGAGACAACGCAATTTACCCCCATTGGAATATCGCAGAAGGTACTAGTGCAACAGTACGTTTCCTTCCTGACGCTGATCCAAACAACACTTTTTTCTGGATCGAACGTGCAATGATCAAATTGCCATTTGCCGGTATTAAAGGTGAAACAAACTCAAAACCCGTTACTGTACAAGTTCCTTGTATGGAAATGTGGGGCGAGACTTGTCCAATTCTTACTGAGGTTCGCCCTTGGTTTAAGGACAAGAGTTTAGAAGATATGGGTCGTAAGTATTGGAAAAAGAAATCTTATCTGTTCCAGGGCTTTGTTGTTGACAGTCAATACAAAGAAGACGGTAAGTCTCCTGAGAATCCAATTCGTCGATTTATTATCGGTAGTCAAATCTTTAACATTGTTAAAGCCGCATTGTTAGATCCGGACATGGAAGAAATGCCAACAGACTTTGTGCGTGGTACAGATTTCCGTATCACTAAAACCAGCAAAGGTGGTTACGCTGACTATTCTACTAGTAACTGGGCCCGTCGTGAACGTGCATTAGACGAAGCAGAACAAGCGGCTATTAAGCAGTTTGGTAGCTTTAGTCTTAAAGACTTCTTGCCTAAGAAGCCGGGCGATGTAGAACTTAAAGTTATGAAAGAGATGTTTGAAGCATCAGTTGATGGTGAGGCTTATGATCCAGATCGTTGGTCACAGTACTTCAAGCCAGCAGGCTTTAACAGCGGTAATGCCGCAAGTGGTGCAAAAGCAACTCCTGCACCTAAAGAGGCTGAGCCAGCCGACGATGAAGATACACCAGCACCGACACCAGTAGCAACAAAAGCTCCTGTTAAAGAAGAAGCATCAACAAGTGGAGATGCAGGCGGACGTGCGGCAGACATCCTTGCGATGATTCGTAACCGTCAAAAACAATAATTAGGAGATAGACATGGGAAAGGCCTTCGATATTTCGAAGTTCCGTAAGTCTATCACTAAATCTATTGATGGACTAGGAATCGGGTTTAACGACCCAACCGATTGGATTTCAACCGGTAACTATGCCCTTAACTATCTTATCTCGGGGGACTTCTTTAAGGGAGTCCCTTTGGGAAAAGTTACAGTTTTTGCGGGCGAGTCTGGCGCAGGTAAATCATATGTCTGCTCAGGCAATATTATACGCCATGCTCAGGAACAAGGCATTTTTGTTGTGCTAGTTGACAGTGAAAATGCGTTAGACAAGCAATGGTTGTTAGATCTAGGTGTTGATATTTCAGAAGAAAAACTTTTGAAACTTAACATGGCTATGATTGACGATGTGGCAAAAACCATTAGTGAATTTATGAAAGAATACAAGGGTATGCCTTTAGAGGAACGTCCTAAAGTATTGTTTGTGATCGATTCGCTTGGTATGTTGTTGACTCCAACCGACGTTAATCAATTTGAAGCAGGCGAAATGAAAGGTGACATGGGTCGTAAACCCAAAGCACTTACTTCACTTGTTCGTAACTGTGTTAACATGTTTGGGAGCTACAATGTTGGAATGGTTTGTACAAATCACACATACGCTAGTCAGGACATGTTCGATCCAGACGATAAAATCTCAGGCGGCCAAGGCTTCGTTTACGCAAGTTCTATTGTGGTTGCCATGAAGAAATTAAAACTTAAGACTGATGCTGATGGTAATAAAGTTAGCGATGTACTGGGTATTCGTTCGGCATGTAAGATTATGAAAACACGTTACGCTAAACCTTTTGAAAGTGTTCAAGTTGAGATTCCATATTCAACTGGTATGAGCCCTACAAGCGGTTTGGTTGATATGTTCGAGAAAATGGGTGTGTTATCCAAGGTTGGGAATAAATTAGCATACACTAGTAAGGATACTGGTGAGATTGTTGCAGAATTTCGTAAAAATTGGACCGAAGAAAAACTACACGTTATCATGGACGAGTGGGATGCCAAGGCTGCAGAACTTTTGACAACAACAGTTACTTCTGAAGAGGACGCATAATGGATGAAAGTTTAATCATGGAAATCTGGGACACATTTCGAGAATATGTTCCAGACAAAAACAAAGAAATGGCCGCAAATCAATACGTTGATTGGTTGTTAGGTAAGGATATTAAAACCGAAGACCTAGAAGGGTGGATGGGATTTGATCCATACCTTGATGATGCAATCAAAGCGGTGTTAGACGAACACGCGGAGTTTGAAGATGTTGACGATGATTATGGGATTGATGAAGATGAGGACTATTAATGTCTCATTGGTACTCAAAAATCAGCAAGGATATTGTATATCTTCCTGCCTGTATTGATTACTTCTACGTTGAACTAGATCAGGCAAGATCAGAGGTAAAGATCTATGGTAACATAGAGAAATCTAGCTCTGTTCTTCCTGGTATAGTAGAACAACGATTTAATCAACTCCAAGAAATTGAAGGTATTTTAGAATATCTCAATATCGAACTTCGACGACTCCGATCGAAGACATTTAAAAAATATTTAGAGAACTATCAGAGAGCATTGAGCTCTCGAGATGTGGAAAAATACGTCGATGGTGAGGCAGATGTAGTCGACATGGAGAAAATTATCAACGAATTTGCTCTATTACGAAATCAATGGCTTGGCATTATCAAAGGATTAGATATTAAACAGTGGCAGTTGAGTAATATTATTAAATTACGAACTGCCGGACTTGAAGATGCTACAATTTAAAAGAATATGTTTATAGAAGACCTAATTCATCGGTTGTCTGGGGAAGGAATATACCTGTTTGTTGCAGAGCCTATCCCCCTCCTCCAAATGGACGAAGGAATTGTTAACAGTTTATCAAATCAAATTGTCATGGGTAATGGTTTTACAGAAAAACAGGCCATTCTTGCCCTGAAACTGGTAAGACGATATGCCAGGCAGTTAAGTGTTGCCTTGAATAAAGATGTTATTCCATATGTTGATTCACCGCAGTATAAATTACCTACAAGAATTATAAATCAGTCTAAAACTATCGTAATAAAAAAGGTAGTTGGTTCAAATAAAAAAATAATTTCAATAAACTTCCCCTATAACGAAATTGTAGTTAACAACATCAAGGTCTATAAAAAATTATTAACTCAAAAGTCTCATACAGGTAACAGTATCAACTGGAATATTGACAATAAATCTTGGGATTTTGATTTAAGAGAAGAACATGTAACTTGGATCAATAGTAATATTGTAAATGATTCATTTGTAGTGGATGAATTATTCTTAGAGCTAGTTGGCCAAATAGAACAGGTAAAAAATAACATAGAAGGCCATGTCCCAATGGTTGTTTTTGAGGAAAATAAATTCAGATTTATTAATGTACCCTCATCAGTAACCCAACCGACCAGTCTTGACGTTGTAGATGTTCTAGTTGAAGCAAGGAAATATGGAATTACTATATGGTCAGAGACGATTGATATAGTTTTAGGAAAAATTGACCTAAACCCTTTCCTGTTAAAGTTCCTAACTTCACCAGCCCTAACGAGTTTGCCTGAAGATAGGGAAAAATTGACAATGTCGGACATTACTAGTATAGTTGAATGTTCGTTGCCCTGCCTTGTGGTTATACCCGGTGGATCAGAATTGAAACATTTGGAGTTGTGTTATACACTTTTTCAAAAATATGGAATTTTGCCCGAGGAGATGACTGTGTTGTTTAGGCTAGAAGGCGAAACTGGAAAAAATACCAATTTCTTCATTAAAGAAAATAAACTTAATAATCCAATTTCGGAAAAAATTAAGATAGTGTTTATCAGTGGTAAAGTTCCTAAACCGTTGGTTGAGTCAAAGACGAATTTTTCAACAATTTTAAACTTTGGTATTTCCGGAGTACATTACACTTTGTCAAATTACCTAAAAAATCACCATTTTGTGATTAATTACACTTTGAAGGAATCAGATTTTGCCAACGTGTAAAGTTATCATTAAAGATGAAGTAAACATCAAGATAGAAGGCCTTGATCTAGAAACAAGAAAATACCTTGTAAAGAAATTCAAGTACGAAGATCCGACAGCAAGGTATCGTCCGAGCTTCAAATTAGGGCGTTGGGACGGTTCAATTCCATTTTTTGGTCTGGGTGGGACAACATATTTGTCAATGCTAGAAGACGTATTGGTCGAACTTGAAAATAAAAATTACCATATAGAAGTTGAAGATCAGCGCACAAGTCCTAACCTGGAATTTACTGAGATTTTTGAGGATTTTTGGGGTGAAAAATGTTGGCCAAAAGGTCATAGATTTGAAGGACATCCAATTCGTTTAAGAGACGATCAGGTTACTGTTGTTAATAATTTTTTAAAGAATCCTCAGGCATTGCAAGAAGTTGCAACTGGTGCAGGCAAAACTATTATGACCGCAACTTTGGCAAAAATTGTGGAAAAATATGGTCGATCAATAGTGATTGTTCCAAACAAAGATTTAGTGTTGCAAACTGAAGAAGATTTTATTAACGTGGGGCTTGATGTTGGAGTGTATTTTGGCGATAGAAAAAATCTAGGTAAAACTCACACTATTTGTACCTGGCAAAGTCTTAATATTTTAGACAAAAAATCTCATGATGATTCGGATCTACTAACCCTTGCTGAATTTTTAGACGGCGTTCAAACTGTAATTGTTGACGAAGTTCATCAGGCAAAAGCAGAGGTACTAAAAAAATTATTAACACATAATTTGTCCGGTGCTCCTATACGTTGGGGTTTAACAGGAACCGTTCCAAAAGCCGATTTTGAATACCAAAGTTTACGTGCTAGTCTTGGAGAGGTTGTAGGGCGTGTCACTGCTAAAGAACTACAAGACAAAGGTGTATTGTCCAATTGTCACGTGAATATTATTCAAACAGCAGAATGGAAAGAATTTGGTAGTTATCCCGAAGAATTGAAATATCTAGTAACTGATGAAACTAGATTAAACTATATAATTGGATTAATCACTGCAATTTCTGAAAACGGAAACGCCTTAGTATTGGTTGACAGAATTGAAACAGGGCGTATAATAACAAGTATTATTGAAGATAGTGTGTTTATCTCAGGTGAAGTAAAATCTGCAAAGCGCAAGGAAGAGTATGACGAAATTAAGACTGCTACTAACAAGATTATTGTGGCGACTTACGGCGTGGCCGCTGTTGGTCTTAATATCCCAAGGATTTTTAATCTGGTTATGTTGGAGCCCGGAAAGAGCTTTACCCGCGTTATACAAAGCATTGGGCGAGGCGTTAGAAAAGCAGAAGATAAAGACTTCGTCCAGATCTGGGATATCACAGCCTCTTCGAAATACGCAAAGAGACATCTAACAGAACGAAAGAAATTCTATAAAGATGCCAAATACCCGTTTACAATAGAAAAGGTAAAATACCAATAATGCAGATTTTAACGCTAGATAACAAAACATTTTATCTTAATGACCTACCCGACGAAATAGAAGAAGATATTCGCTTTGCTGTGTTTGACAACAGCGATAATCAAAATCCCGATTACTTTTACATACCTTTAATTTTCCTTGAAAGTTTTACCGGACCGGCAGTAGTTCTTAAGATTGGGCCACACGAAATAACTATGCCATTAGATTGGTGTACAATTGTTGGCGACCCAGAAGGACCGGATATGGAAATCTTACCAATAACAAGTTTAAATGATCGAGGATTTAGAACGTTTTGTTTTAATCCGTTAGGTAGTTTTAGACCAGAATTTCATGACATTGATATTATTAATGTCTACCAAGATGTTAAATGGTATTTTCCAAAGATGCGTCCGGGGCAACTATTATGTACTCCGTTACATGCAGGAGAAAATCCATTGTGTGCTTATTTTGTTAAAGAAGTTAGTAGACAATGTGAGATAGTAGATTATACTAAGTGTTGGTAACCTATGGGATCGCTTACTCCGGGAGCAACACTCATTTATGAACGAGTAGGGGATACTGTTTATTCTCGAGAGGCCGGATCTATCGAAAGGACTGTTGTGGGATACGATTACAATCGAGATCCGCTAGATCATAGAAATTATATGAGCGATCCAAAAGAAGCGCAACTTTGGAAAGATATTAACCAAGCGGCATTGGACAATGAAGAATTGCAAAAAGCCTTAGAACGTGTTAAAATAATATATTATCTAAGTAAAAAAGATCAACCTGAACCGCCAATGTGGCATCCAGTATAATATGGCACTAGACATTAAACGTGAACTTAAAGCAGTCGATCTTAAAGACTACGACTTCTACGACAAGCTAACTCCGGAAGAACAGAAGGAGTTTAGTCCCTATGTATTGATGAGATTTGTATCGAATGTACAAGGTGATATTGACGTACAAGAACATTTCTTAGAGATGACTAATGAATTAATTAATAAAAATCATTGGTTGCTCAGTAAAGATCATAAGGCACTGTTATGGAAACTGTATGCGGCTTGCGGAGTCGGAATCCCTGCGTTTCATCCATATCTAGCCGCAGGCAAAAAAGGTAAGGCACATAAAATTGAAAAACTATTATGTGAATTATATCCTGCACGTAAGCTCGACGACATTAGAATATTAGCATCACTTATGGATAAAAAAGATAAGGACGAGCTATTTGATAAAATGGGATTTGATAAGAAACAACGAAAGGAATACGAATGAGTGATTTAAGAAAATTAATTAATATTGTTGAGGGCATTGACATTGATGATGAATGGTTTAAGGATGGATTTAAAACATTTAAGAAACCTGCAAAAGAAAAATACGAGATTGCTAAAGAACCCGGAACTATCAATACATTAGAAGGTCCTGTAAAATACGATACAGGGTTTTATATTATGACAGGACCTAAAGGCGAACAGTATCCTATTACACCTGAAAAGTTTAAGGAATTAAAGGATGATCTAGGCAACGGTGTTTGTACACCTAAACCGATTATAAAGGTTGCGAAAGTGGCAGATCATACCGGAACTGTTGACACAAGTTGGGGCGAGAAATTAAACTATAATCCAGGCGAGGATGTTATTGTGCGACACGGCCCCGGAGACTATGGTGTAGTTAAAAAAGATATCTTTCAACAAACATATCAAAAAGCATAATGATAGCATTGGCTGATCAACCTTTTAATTGCGTACATTGCAACAAGGCCTTCATGAAAGAAAAGACCTTGTATGCTCACATGTGTGAAAATAAAAGGCGAGCTATGCAGAAAGATGAAAAGCGTGTACAAGCAGGATACATGGCTTTTAATAAATTCTTTAGAGTAAGACAGGGCGGCAAAAAAGATAAAACTTATGAAGACTTTTGTAAAAGTCCTTACTATAATGCCTTTGTTAAGTTTGGCAGTTTTATTAATAATGTATTGCCTTTGTATCCAGAAAAGTTTATGGACTTTGTAATTAAGAGCGATGTTAAAATAGATCATTGGTGCCGCGATGAATTATATGACATGTATCTGTTTGAAATGATTAAAACAGAGCCAGTTGAAAGTGCTGTTCAACGAAGTTTACAAACTATGATGGAATGGGGAGACGTCAGTGGGGCGCAGTTTAATCATTATTTTAACTATGTTAATTTGAATAAAGCTGTACATGATATTAGAAACGGCAAGATAAGTCCATGGGTATTATTAAATTCTAAATCAGGAAAAGACTTATTGAATAAGTTTAATGACGATCAATTAGATATGATTGCACCTGCATTTGATTTATCGTTTTGGTTAAAAAAGTTTAAATCGGTACCTGCCGATGTATCGTTGGTTAAAGAAATATGTACAGAAGCGGGTATAGAATGAGATGGTCAGTATTAGAATCCTTCATAAAAATCCAAATGAAATTATGGAAATTGTTCGAGAACTTAGAGAGCAGGGACTAATGCAGGGAAAAGATTTTGACTTCGCATACAATCAAACCAAGTGGGACGATATGATTGGCGAAATACCAACTCATACAATATTCACATTTTATACAGAAAAATATGCATCATTTGTGGCACTAAAATATGGACATTGATATTGACTTTGCAGATAGAAAAAAGATACTTGATGTTATCAAGCATGTTCCTGCGACCATTGTAGACAAAGATGGCATTTCTAAAAAACACAATACTGGTGTCTATTGTCATTCTATTCCGTACAATCCGTTAACTGGTAATGCTAGTATCGAATATAAAGAAGCAGAAGACCGAGGTTACTTTAAGATAGATTTCTTAAACGTTGGTATGTATGAAGGTGTTCGAAATGAAGAACATTTAATTAAACTAATGGAGACCGAACCACTATGGGACCTATTGGAACAAGATGATTTCACCAATTTACTGTTTCACGTAAACGGGCACGGATGGTTGATGAGGCAGATGAAGCCAAAGAGTATTGCAGAATTATCAATGTGTCTTGCACTAATTCGACCAGCAAAAAAACACTTAGTTGGAAAAACTTGGAACGAGATTAGAGCAGAGATTTGGACAAAGCCAGATACTGGTGATTACTATTTTAAGAAGGCCCACGCAGTAGCGTATTCGGCGGCAATTGTGGTACAGATGAATCTTATCTGCGAAAGTATTAGTTACGGATTTTCTTAGGATTTCTGACTAACTGAATTGATCTACGTTTAATTCTTTTCTCAGCAATATCTCCAAGATTAACTGTAGGTCCAAATATTACCTCAACATCTTTACTGTTGAATGTTTTAATAAAGGGCTTATAAAGTACCATATCTTTCTTTAGAAAAATATTAATAGGGATTTTACGATTGCTCTCCCACCACCATACATCACCGAGTTCAAGGAACTGTGATTGGTCTATTGTAGTTTTGATTATCGCGTAGTCGTATATACTAACTACCTGATTATCGAAGTTTATAACTATACCCAAATATTCTGTATCATTACACCTAATACAGGTCATAAACGGGTAGTTTGTTTGAAAGCTATCTTTAGTCGTCATTCTTTATAATAAATATCCATATGCAGAAATTACCAGTCTATTTATATGCCAATTTGTTCGAAGTGATGTTAGATCTGGACAATAATATAGGAATACATCAAACTATGTATCAACGAGCTCTTACCATTCAAAAGGGTGTTCGAAACACCGTACAATTACAATTTAAAAATTCAGATCAAAAGCGCCTGAATATCAGCACTCAAACTTTTGTGGTTAATATTTTTGATCCTGAAACAAACACTCTAACTTTAACTAAACCTGTTCAGATTTTAGACAACGCATCAACAACTACTAACGTATTAAAAGGCATAGGTCAAGTAACATTTAATGAAGTAGATTTAATCGATGTACCTTCAAAGACCTATAGATTTTCAGTTACTAGATTAGAAAATGATAGAAGTTATAGTCCTGCATATACAAATACCTATTATGGTGCTAGTGGTACATTAGAAGTTAAAGATGACATATACCCTGTGTTACAGCCAAGTTTAGAGATAAAAAACTTTCAAGCAAACTTTAATGGCACAACAGGTCTTTGGGAATACTCCACCGGAAATCTTAGGGCTAGTCCGGAATTTCAAGCAGGCACAGCATTACAGACAATAGTTTATTATATGTCCAATTTTAGAGGTACCGTATTAATAGAAGGTACATTAGACAACAGTCCGTCTTATTATGGATACTATGCACCTCTTGCAACAAAAACATATACTGGATTTACCGGCCCTGACTATGTCAATTTCAATGGTATATTCAGTTATGTTCGAGTTCGATTTATTCCAACGGCCAGTCCTATTACAAGTCACAACAACGACACCACTTACGCCGGATCACTTGACAGAGTTCAATATAGAAGTTAAACTGTATGCATGAATCTGATTCAAGCTACGGTACAAAATCTATTACCACCTAAACGCAAATCCACTCCAAGTGGTTGGATCAGTTTCAATGCGCCTTGCTGTCACCATAACGGAGAAAAGCAGGATGCTAGACAACGTGGCGGTATGTTGTTTAACAATGATGGATTCCAATTTCACTGCTTTAATTGTAATTTCAAAGCAGGATGGGTACCTGGTAAACTCCTAAGTAAGAATACCAAAAACTTATTTTCTTGGATGGGATTACCTGAGATTGAAATACAAAAACTTGGTCTTGAGGCATTAAAGAATAAAGAAGATATGCCTAAGGTTGAGAAGCCGTTAGATTTTAATTTGAATCAGATAGACTTACCCGATGACTGTAAAAATATAACTGCATGGGTTCAGGAAGGTTGTCAAGAACCAGAATTAATAGCAGTGATCAATTACCTTTTAGACCGTGGGATGAACTATGAATGGTACAAGTGGCACTGGTCAGCCGCACCCGGATTTAGAGATAGGGTCATCTTGCCATTTTACCAAGACGGTATGATAGTTGGCTATACAGGACGTAAAATAACTGAAGGTAAACCAAAGTATCTAACAGATGCACAGCCCGGCTATGTGTTTAATATAGATGCACAAACTGCCAATAGAAAATATGTTATAGTAGTTGAAGGACAGTTTGATGCTATCGCGGTAGACGGATGCGCTGTGATGCATAATAGTCCTAACAATACACAAATTATGCGCCTTAACGCATTAACTAGAGAAGTTATTGTTGTACCGGATAGAGACAAGGCAGGGGCAGTTATGCTCAAAGCCGCACTAGAAAATCATTGGAGTGTAAGTTTACCTCCGTGGGGTGATGACGTAAAAGA